ATAATTCTTATTACCAAGAATATTCATATGAAATACAGTTCTCAAAATCATTAGATAAATATTCAGATGTCTTAAATCAGATAATGCATCCAGCCGGCAATAAGTTATTTGGAAAACCAGTTTTATTACATTTTGACTATATTCCAATAACGATAGTAAATTCTTCAATTATACAGGTATGATATGACAGCATTACTTCTTAAAAGTTTTTCTAATAAAATAACAACAAATATTTTAGATGAATTTTTCAAAAATTTAACTACATTTAGTTTTAACACTAGCAATAATGTAGCTAATAGTTCTTATTTTTTTAGTATACCAAATACTGGAAATAGTACAGTTTTTAATGGTGATAAAGTATTGTATTATACAAATGTTGGCGGTTCTGCAATAACTGGACTTGTTAACAATAATATATACACAGTTACAAGCGCAAATTCTTCAGGATTTAAATTAGCAAATACAACTACTGACGCTACTATTGCAGTAACATCTAGTTCTATTAGCGAAAATCATTATTTTGCTGTTCAAAATCACTCATATTATTTTGCTGCTTCTAAACATTCGGCTTGGTCAAATACATTGCCTGATTTGCCAGTAGATAATCTTAATTCTATATATGATTTTCAAAGAGAAATTATGTTTGGAAAAAGAATAGATCGATCTGATCTTGCTTTTATGATAAGAAAAATACTTTGGACTTCTGATACACTATATAATCATTATGATGATAAAGTATCAAATCTTTTTGATACAAATTTTTATGTATTGACCGATGATAGCAGAGTGTATAAGTGTATTGATAATAATAATAATTCTTTGTCAACAATAAAACCAACGGGAACTCTTACAACTCCATTTTCTACTAGCGATGGTTATGTGTGGAAATACATGTACACACTGTCTTCTGCAAATAATGCGAAATTTTCAACTGCAGATTATATTCCAGTTGATGTAAATACTAGTATAACATCTACTGCTGCTAATGGATCAATAGAATTTGTTCAAATTGAAACTGCTGGATCAGGATATACTTGCTTTGCAACTGGATATATCCAAGAAGTAATTTCAAATACTGTGTTTAAACTAGAAACATCTAGTACTTCTTTTTCTAACTCTTATTATGATACTTCTAGTTTTTATATTTCTAATGGTACAGGTTCGGGACAAATATCAAACATATTGAACTATTTTGTTAATTCTACAGGACACTTTGTAGAAACAGATATTTCTTTAAATTCACCGACATTGGATCTTACTTCACGATATTTAATTTCACCACAAATAGTTTTTACTGGTGATGGAGTTGGCTTAAAAGCATATTGCAATGTAAATTCTTCTGGTAATGTTTATAGCATTGATGGCATTAATATACTTAATAGAGGATCGGGATATTCTTACTGTACAGCAAATGTAATATCAAATCCGGTATACGGTTCAGGAGCTGTTTTAAGACCAATACTTTCACCTAGAGGTGGGCATGGTTATAATCAAATAAATGAACTGGGGTCGTCATTTTTATGCATATCTACAAATTTTTCAAATACTGAAAATAATAAAATCTCAACAAATGTAAAATTTAGAAAAGCTGGAATTATTCATGATCCTAGATTATTTTCTAATTCAGAAACTAGTTTTTCAAATAGTGCATTTAATGGATTATATACTATGGATATTGTTACTAATACTTTACCAACAATTTTTTCCGAAGGTGAAAAGATAGTAGGTTTAACATCAAACTCTGCTGGAATAGTTGCATATGCAAATGCTACTAATATGGAAGTATCTATGATTCATGGATCATTTCTTTCTACAGAAGTAATAAATGGTTTAGAATCAGGTGCACAGGCCTCAGTTGTCAATATAAATAATCCAGATATAAATAAATTTACTAACGAAGTACTTTATTATGATTACTTCCAACCTATACAAAGATCTAATACAACAACTGAAACTGTAAAACTCTTGGTCGCAATTTAAGGAATAAAAATGTCTGAATTAAGTAATGCAACATCATCTACTCTCAAAACAGTATACTATGATGATTTTGATGAAAATAAGAAATTTTACAGAATTCTATTTAAACCAGCGTATGCTGTTCAAGCAAGAGAACTTACTCAACTTCAAACTATTATTCAAAAGCAAATATCAAGATTTGGTGATAATATATTTAAAGATGGATCTATAGTTGATGGTGTTGCAATAAACAAATATGCTAATACTGAATTTGTTAGAATAGCCGATTCATATAATTCCGGAAACATAGATATAACACAATTATCTACAGGAAAATATATAATCACAAATGGAACAAATGCAAATGCTGTTAGGGCTAGTGTAATTACTGCTCAGACTGGTTTCATTTCTACATATCCTAATACAAATCAGCTTTATTTGAAATATTTTTATACTGGAAAATCTAATTCTAATACAGACATATCATCTTTTGCCAATGGTGATACTTTATACATTTATAATTCAAATCAACCTGCATTAGGCCCATTAAATAATTCTTATTTAGTAGCATCCATAAATGTATATACTTCTAATTCTTCAACTACTTCTGTTGGTAATGGTTATTGCTTGGGAATAACTGTTGGTGTTGTATATAGCAAAGGATTCTTCCAAAAAGTAGACCGCCAAGTAGCAGTAATAAAAAGACACGACAGTAACCCTAACAATATGATAGTTGGGTTTGAAACAATCGAATCGATAGTCAATGAAAATCAAGATTCTTCATTAAATGATAATGCACAAGGATTTACAAATTATAATGCGCCGGGTGCTCATAGACTTAAACTTAATCCAGTTTTAGTTCCATATAGCAAAAATTCAGTATCTAATACCTTTTTTGGTATAGCTGAATTTGATAATGGTGAAATGGTAATAAATCGTAAAGTAGATCAATCATATAATAAAATTATGGAAGTGTCTGCACAAAGAACATTTGAAGAATCGGGAAATTATACTTTAAAGCCATTTACTGTACAGACTTCTTCTGTTAGTGATAATACTTCGGCCTTTTTTTATGAAGTATCTCCTGGCATTTCATACGTTAGAGGTAATAGAATTGAATTACTTAGTACAGTAAGAAAACAAGTAAACAGAGCAAACACTACCGCTATCACACAAAATCAATCATTAACTGTAAATTATGGTAATTATGTTTTTGTTAATAATGTTGTTGGTATTCCTGATATTGATAATTTAGGTGAAGTCGAAATATATGATTCTTTTCAAAATTCTATTAGCAATATAGGTGGCATATCTTCTGGTGTTTTAGGAAATATTGTTGGATATGCTAACATAAAGTCTGTACTATATTCTTCGGGAACCAAAGGAACTTCAGAGTGTGAATATTATTTGTACTTATTTAATATTCGTATGAATACCGGAAAATCTTTTACTAATGATGCTAAAAGTTTTTGTAAAACTTCATCACCAAAATTTAAAGCTGATATTATTCTAGAAAATAATCAAGCCGTATTAAAAGATTCTAATTTTTCACCATTATTATTTAATTCTGGCATTAATTTTACAAAAAGCTTAACACCTAATGGTAGCAGTGTTGATACTACATTCATTTATAGAAATACTTCAAATAGTTCATTAAATAGTAATGGAACTTTCTCATTTGCATTAAGCGGTGGACTTGGTACTGGAGGTACCGAAAGACTTTATAATACAAGTGCAAGAGATTATCAAATTGTGTTTTCACAAAATACATATTCAAGTAATGTAAGTGGCAATGCAAGTGCTAATACTACTAGTACATTGGTAACTGGATTTGGAACTACATTCGAACTTGATTTTAAATCAGGAGATGTTATAAGATTTTCAAATGCAACTACAAGTTGGTTAAGTACAGTTAATAATGTAAGTTCAAATACATCAATGACACTTACTGCAAATGGCAGTGGAAATTTTAATACTTATAAAATTCAACGTTATTATCCAGATGGTACAATATTAAATGTTACTGACTCTATGCTTTCTGTGAATACTGCCGCTAATACGTTCACTATTACTTCAGGAATTACTTTTGATTCTGGTTCCGGTAGTACTATGATATCGCAGTATCCAGTTCAAAGAACTTTAGCAGTTCCTACTAGTAAAAGCGTTAACAAAGCTCGATACGTAAAAATTGATTGTTCTAATAATATTGGTGGTACCACAGGGCCATGGTGTCT